GCGTCCATGAACACTTTAAGACCAAATTTTTATAGTCAAGCACCGAGAATGCCAATTTATGCGTCCTCCGCTAAGAGTGCAAAAGCCGAATGCAGTTATATTAGGATCAGTCGCCGGCCGCTGTGACCCGAATAGTGTATGCGTCCATACACGATACCTTATCGATGCTTGACTATAACATCTACCATATAGAAGCACTCTCGAATGCAGGCCTGGGTGGAGATTGAACTCAGAAACTACATCGCGTCTGCAGACGCAACGGTTTCTCACCCGCTTTGACTTATGCCAAGAATACTTCTATATAGAGACCATATAAAAACACACTACCTCTCTTTATGGTCGGAGCCCATGATAAAGACGTCGCTCCTCGGTAATGTGTTTTCGTATGGTAGTGGGTACCGGATTCGAACCGGTGTGAATGCCGTGAAAGGGCACTATCCTAGGCCTCTAGATGAACCCACCATATGAAAAAACATTTGGGAACCGTTGTGGATCTCGTTCTGCTTGGCTTGCGAGACCAAGTCACCACGGTCATTACTGCCAGACGATCCGTCGCTTTTCTGGATCTCCTCACGGAGAGAGCCGGCTTCATGACTGATAGTAAGTGGACACCCGCCGGTGTCAATTCACTTCTACCAATGCCTCTAACGGGTCTGGTAACCCTAATGTGTTCTCATATAGTGCCTGCAATACAGGACTACATGAATGAGATTTTTAAAGATCTGTTACAACCAGTATCAATCTACTTTGTTGCTTTGTTAAGTTCTATTGTAGCAGAGTTCCAATTTATGGTCTAGCACTAAATGAAAAACCCTGCTAAGTGCAGGGTCTTTAGTGATGTAGTACAAAATACTTACACACAAAGACCCTGTAGGCAATCCCACTCTTTTTCAGAGCAGTAAGTGTTGGTGATTGCGTTTGTTGTTATCATAAAGTTATTGTATGTGATTATTTATACTTTGTCAACTAAAATAATTTTGAATTTTGCCAGATCTACTTATGTCGTTCGTGACACAATGGATGCCACAGTCCCAGAAATACTTGTGACGAAACGGCACCACATGCACTTCAATACCATGTCGTGCGCAGGCCTGCTCCACTTGATCGTTGTGTGTGCTGACCACAATGTTCTTGGGATCCACTATCAGGATGTTGACATCGAACACAGTTTCACTAACCTGTCCCACCCACTCATCAAAGTAGTGATCCACCATGTGAACCAAGTTGTTGTCTTGTTCAAACCCGGGCATGAACCAGCGACCTTTGTTGCGTTTCATAGAATACTCAAACTCGCGCATGTGTGCGTAGTTGCTGGGTGGCAGGTACACCACTTCCCAGTCTGGGAAGGTGTCAGCATAGGTGGGAATATCATTGAGACTGATGATCAAGCCCGGAGTCACTGGACAGTACACCGCATCACCGTGTCCCCCTGAGTTAACCACACGATTTCGAGTTGTGGGAAACAACTGATTCACTTGATCTAGTATGCCTTGTTTGTCATCATGATAAGTCTGCGTGGCAAAGTACAAGTCTTGACCTATACGACTCACAAAACAACCGTTGATGAAATCAAGATCAGTTGGCACAATCTCATTGCCTTGCTGGCCAATGTCATCAAACACATGCGAGTAAAAATTCAACTTGGCATCCAGGTGTGCTTGATCGGTCTGATTGAACCGTGCAAACTTGGCCTGCACCTCCTCAGCAAACTCAGGATAGTCTGCATAAAAATCATCAGGGCGTATGTGATCGTTCCACCAAGGCTGTTTGTTTTGTCGGTAAAACACTGACCAGGCATGACTGGCGTTGGGAATTCGAGGAACCCAAAATCTATCCTGGATCATCAAAAAGTAATCTCTTGGCGCAGTAGGTGGTTGCACCCATTTGCCATCTATGTACAGTTCAGACAAGTTGGCGGGAAACTCCGGACGCATCACACGCACACCAAATCGATCTCTCAATAGACTTATGAGTCGTTGATAGTCTTCTTCAGTTTCCTGTGCAAGAGTTTCAAAGCGTTCTCGGGTGACAGAGTTCTTGATCCAACTGTAGAATTCTGGGGGATAGGTGCGACCCACTAATGCGACTTGTAGTGGATCCCAGTGTTGATATACTGAATACATAGATAGACTTTTTGATAGTCTATTATATATTGATATCGCCTTGGGGTCAAGGCTTTTTGGTTCGATTGCAAGCAGGATCTCGACAGGCAGTGATTCGTTTACGATCACAGTCCGGGCAGTCTCGGATTCGGATCCAGTTTGCGGGCATGAATTTTATGACCTCGTTCTTACCGGGTTTGTCCTGACTGTCACATTTGATAGCATGTTGCATAGTAATTTCCCCTATACATATACAACGCCATAGCCTGCAAAAGGGTTGACAAGAGAAACCCGCCGAAGCGGGTTCTGGTGATTTCTGTTACGAGGTATTTCCTACCCTAGGCTACAATCAAGCGGCCAATGCGAACTGTGAGTCGTTAGCGGTTACTTTTGTTTAGTTTTTACGACTATCGCTGTCGTGCTGTCCACTTCAATACTCCTGACCCAATCGATCCTGTGTCATCCCCACCTAAATATACCTCATACACTTAGGTGGAGATGCCGGGCACTGCCCCCGGGTCTTGAATCCATTTTTATCGGCTTCATACAGCAATAACTTACAGTATATATTTATACAGGTTGTTTGTCAACCTATTTGGTACTCACATGACATGCGGCCACAATCTGTTTGTTTTGGGCTCGGAATTCTTCTCGTTTTTGAGCCTTAGCCTGCTCGCAGTCTGCTTGAGTTTTGAACTTGGCCTGTTCGCCATACTCAGGCACTGGCCCTAAGACACTAAAACTCAACACCCAGATTAGGGTACGACTCATGATATATTCCCAAAACGGATTCAATACCGTGGGTAATATTTATTGATTTTTAGTTTTTGTGTTGGGACACACGAGTGAATCCAACTTGGGGAGTAGTGTTTCTGCTGATTTGTATTGCCACACGAGTTGACTCAACATTTTCAACAGCGTGTATGATTGCAGAATTTATACACACCCATTGATTAGGAGGAAGGCAAACTCGATCTATTTCTTCTAGGGCGTCAAAATTCTTTGTAATGAGATCGGGATCAAATACTGACTTCAAATCCGGACGCAACAGTGGATGGCCATGTTGTCTGTACCAAGACGTTTCTACATTGTTGCCACCTGTGTCTAGGATGTACATGATGGTGTAGTCTCTGCTGATATCCACATGCGGTGCAAAGAACGAACTGTGATCATCGTACACTGCCACGCCACACGGAGCAGGATCTTGATCAAAATACTTCCGTACCCATGCATCAAATTCTGCACTGATACTGTATCTATGAGATTTTATTGTCTTGACATCCGAGCCATCACGTAAAATAAAATTTCGATATTCATACTCTGCATACCCTGGACGATCCAACCAGTTGTTTACCTTGACCGCATGATTGTTTTTGTTATGCTCTAAACTTGCCCAAGCCGCATCAACAACGGAATCAGGCAACTGTGGAAGGTCTAGGTATGCATAGGTAAACGTCATCGTTTGGTTTTTTCTGCTATGCGTTCAAAAATTTTGATTTCTCTATTGGCATACTCGGCGGCTTTCTTTGGTCCATGATTTAGTACTGTAAGACCCTGCAACTCTCTAAAGTTAGCAGACACAGTGTCCTGCACTAGTCGTGACATGGCGGCCACAGCATCTTGGTCAGTATCTTTTCTTGCCCAAACAGCATACCAATTGGTGGTGTACGTGCCACTAAAACCCATTTCATTGGCAGTGGGCACAGTTGGTAGTCCGGGCAGACGGCGATCTCCAAACACCATGACTGGACGTACCTGACCGTTAGTGAAAGATGGTCCAATGCCGGTATAGGCTAGAACTCCATATTCAGTGTGCCCTGGTACGACATCATTGACCATTGGCGCAAGACCTTTATAAGGAATCAAGTTGAGTGTTGTGGGCCGCTTTAGATCGTTCAACCATATTTCACCTTGATTGGCCACACCCACATTGATAGTGTCTTGATTTCGTATTTGTTGTTTAATTTTAGGGTCTGCGTTGGCAGTGAACATCACATATGGGCTTTCGCCAATCAAGGACACTGGTACAAATTCTTGATATGTTTTTGTGCCCAGCAATGCCGGTCCCACCACAAATCCGGCTTCGGCAATGATAAATGTGTGATTATCATTGGCTCGATTCATCACATGTGTGGTAGCAACTGCAATGGCCGCACCTGGCATGTACTGAACCTCCACCGGAACTGCCACTCGGTCTTGAAAGTCTTTTTGTATGGCTCTTCCAAATTTGTCAATAAGGCCACCTGGTGGATACGGAACAATAAGTGTGATGGGCCGTGTGGGCCAAGCCATGGCCGCCGCCGATAATAGCACAGCCGCGACAAGAACTAAAAGTTTTTTCATAAAATATACTCCAAATATGGGTTGACAAGTAGCAGTGTGTACCGCTAAAGTGATGGGATAAAATTATTTATATTTTAAAATTTATAGTGGGTATTAATACCAGTGTCTGTATAAGCGGCATCACCTAGATAATAAAACGGACTGATAAACCCTACGAACCCCACTGGTTTGCCCATCTCAGTATTAAAGTATTTTATATCGATGTTGTCAACCAAATGCTCCAGACCAGCCTTCCATGCACGATAGGCATGAGTTTCTTGAAAATTTTGATAAAACCATTGATCCATTTCGTTATAAAAACTATTGGTAGGTTTACTGGTTTGAAATGTAGCAGGATCGTAGTCGGGGTACAGCAAAGGTTTGATAATATGTTCAAATGTAGTCCGTTGAGAAAAACTATAATTAGGCCAACGTGTCAAATGCTGTAGGTGCGTGTTACTGGGTAGGTCAAACCACCGACGAATCGTGTGTGCTTGTTTACATAAAAGTTCTGGCAAGTCTGGAGACCAGAAAAAATATTCATTAGAAATGTTGTCCCATTGTCCTACTTCGGGATTGGCGTTGTTGGCTTGGATGTCCATGAAATACAAATACCACTTTGAGTCCTTGATACAAACCTTGGGTTTGTCAACCCCCCATAACATACACACTTTTAAACCTTTGTCCAATGTGTGCTTGTGATTGTCCACAGCATCCACAGTAAACTTAAACGCATGTCCAGGTTGGAAAAAATCCTTGGCACGGTATACCCAACTTTCATCATGGTCTGCCGCAAGCATATCTTTACTGTAATCGTGTATGGTAATTTTTGTTCGTGGTGCATTATCAGCAACCCACTTTAGAAAAGGTTGTGCGGCATAACGCCATTCACTCAGGGTATTTTCTGGTTTGGTATTAAACGGATCATCAGTGACATTTTTTTCACCTGTTTTGGGATATCGAAATACAACTTCGTCTAGGTGTATTCCGTTCATGATAAAACTGTAAGCCACAGTATTACTATCTCCGCCGCCAGACACTTCCAGTCTAATGTAGTCGTACTTTTCGCGAAGTTGTTGGGCCCGCATACGATACAATTCTCGAAGATTAATATTGGGTTCTTGACGCCAATCATACACATCAAAAACATCTCGATTGAAGTTCCACTCAGGAAACTGATTTGTTTTTGTAGCGTCAATCAAGGCAAGTGGTTTGATATAGTGACGTGTTTGTCCCACAGTATAGTATCCCAATTTGGGATTATTTTCAAGTATCATTGTTGTCCTGTTATTTTAAAATCCAACCTAGTCTGAACAAATCCTCTCGTATTTGATCAGTCACAGTACCTTCTGGCACATGTCCTAGATCTACCCATGACTCATCGGGTTCGCCTTGTATGCCCGAGCAGTACCAGTCAATGTAGTCACCTTCCTCGCGCATGTGAGCCACAATGCCGCCAGCGTAACGCCAACTACAACTCCAACGTTGATCTTTCAACCGAGGCCAAACATCATTGCGTTGCCAGTCCTGATTGCACAGGGCCGCATATAAGTTTTGAGCATAAGTCTTGGTACTTTTTGTTCGATCGCAGATCCATTTGGTACTGCGTAAATCGTACTCCAAGTTGTCTTTTTTCCACTTGGGGTCTGACAGTTTGATTTGATCTTGATCACGCAAACGTTCTAATACCTCAGCCAATTCGTCTGAAGAGTTTTGAAATGTATGACGTTCAGGACTGGTGTTTATTGCTGACAATTTAGCCTCCTCGGCCAGTGACCTTTCGCATGGGTTTTCCAGTGATTGCTGGAGTGCCTCTTTTGGCGGCCTTTTGTTGAGTTCGAGATAGTTTGGTATCAGGGTGTTGTGCTTGATGCTTTCGAGCCAGGGCCTCTTTCACAGCATCTGCAAGTTTTACGGGTTGAGTGGGTTCCATATTGTCCTCCAAAAATATTTAGCGGCGTTGCATGTTCTGCCAAGTTAACCAGCCTTGGAATGCGTTATATACTGTTTGTGCTTCTTGGTCATCTATTGGAACCGGTTTACCACGTACATAAAAGCCATCGGGGGATATTTTCAGCATTTCGTCGTTGCCTGCAATGTAAAAACTGATAGTGTTTTCTTTAGCAGGTGTGTGAATTTGAAGTGCTTCATTAAGTTCGGTCATATTATTCCTTTGGTCCGCCTGCCAGGAATCGAACCTGGATTGCAAGATTAGAAGTCATGTGTATTATCCATTATACTACAGGCAGGGTGGTGCCTTGGGAGGGAATTGAACCCCCACTCAAGCGATTATGAGTCGCCTGCTTTACCATTAAGCTACCAAGGCATTGACTTATACTATAACAGGAAATCTATTTAGTGTCAAGCCTGTATCCACTTGATCCTGTCTCTTAATTCGATCGTTTCAGCACCATCGTATTCGTTCACACGAAACAGAGTGCCCGCAGGAATCCACTCAATCGTCAATCCCACTATGCCACCATCATTGATGCCAGGGTACTTGAGAGTGACATATACTTGTAATTCTTCATCCTGTTTTTTTTCCACAAATTCAACAATGACAGGATCAAACAAGATTCCAGGATGCCGGGGATTCCAAGTTGACCAGCCTGCACCATACTCGGGCGAGTAGATGACTGCCACCTGGCCATTGCGAATCAGTTTGTTCACTTCAAGTCGCCCTTGAGAGTGTGCCAAACCACAGGGTCGCATCCAAGATAGATACGATATTTTACATTGTTGCGCCAACGAGTGAACTGATTGATCCGGCGTTCTACAAAATTAAACATTGAGTCACGGAACCAAAAAGGATTCAAGATGGCCGCAATCATGGCCAAGGCCAAGGGTGGCATGACAACCGCCACAGTGACCCAGTGGAACGTCATAGCACGATAGAATCGGCCACCCTCGGGAGTGAGTGTAATTTCTTTGTTCATCGTTGCACCCGTTGGCATTCAAAAACTCCGGGAAACATCTTGTTCTCCCGCACTAACCGATCCATGTACGCAACCATGGAAGTCTTGGTCTTTTCACAGTCCTCTAGTTCTCTAAACTGACTCATGCGCTCTATGTGAAAGCCCGGAATCCCGGCCTTGGTCACAACCAAAAATGTAAATATTAGTTCGTACATTATTCAACCTCAAAGTGTTTTCTAAGATGCTTGGCAATGGTATAGCCTTGCCCTAGCGTGAGACCGTCAAACTTATATGCAGTATCAGCACAGTCCTTAATTAGCAGTCGAGCAAAGTGGGTCGTGAACTTTTCCAAGTCTTCGGGCGTCATGGTGGTCCAGGTATGGCTGAACTTTTCGTCTAGCGTCTGTGCCATCAATTGTTTGACCCGCTTTTGCACGGTTAGTCCATTAAACTGAGAAGTCTATCTTCCCAATAAAATTCATAACTCTGGCACTGTTCAGCCACCTTGCCCACAAGGCTGGCACGTTGAAGGTATGTGCGTGAAGTCTTTGCTTCTTGCAGTTTGGCAATCAGCGCATCAATGTCTGCATTCATACGCTCGTCAAGTGGTGATAATCTCATACGATTTCCTTACATGTATCGGTTGATGAACCAAACTTTGATCACAAAGGTAATGGCCAGGAATAAGAACATTTCAATCATGCGATTTCCTTAGTCTAAACGGCTACCAGCGTAGGCGGAGAAGCCGTATCGCTTGAACACATCAGCCGCCGCTTGGGCACCTGCTTCCAGGGTGTCTACGTTTTGCACGTACATGTTGGATGGATTCCAGATTTGGAAAGCACCTGTGTGACTCTTGCTCACACCTGCTTCTTTTAAAGCCCGGCCCAGTTTGGTATTGCCTCGAACACCAAAGATGTCAACCCAGGCAAAGCCACAGGCAAACTGATCTCGACCGTTTAGTTTTTCTTGGAAGAAACGTTCAGCGGCCTCACGTGCGGCTGACTTGGCTTCGGCTACGATTGTGTCTACTTTGACACCGTTTACTGTTACTGACATTTTAGGCTCCTTTTAGTTTCTATACAAGTATTACTTCAATTCATGAATAAGACCAAATTTTGCTTTTACTGCTTCTGCAAAACGTGTTTGTGCTTCACGCATAGAATAATCGGACCCGCCTCTGGAGCCAAAGCCGGGGCGAAGTTTAATTAGCCCAGCAGTTACTTCCACCCATTCAGAATAAGAACATTTGCGTCCAGCAAAAAATGCAGAAGTTTGATTTATTTCAGATTGTACATTGTCTGGTAAGTCTCTAAATGCCTTAGTCCTTACTTCATTGGGCAACATTACAAAAAATCGGTTATCATATTTGCTCATTTTTCTAACTCCTTAGTGTTTCAATATGTGTATATTATAGCAAATCGGTAATTATTGGTCAACCGCTTTCACCCGCACATCGGTGTTGAGTGCAGGTGTGTACTTTCGTATTAGTTCACGCTCTAGTGTGTGTGCTTCAGTCTTGCCACGCACAATGTCAACAATCGCAAAGTTAACAGCCGACTCACCAGCGGCACGAATTGCTTCGTACAGACGCCAAGATTTGTCTTCTGTGCGTGAGCGATAAATGTGCTTGTTGATGCGTGAGCGCAGACTCATGTTAATTGTGCGTTGAGTTTTTGCTGTAACACCAATGTAGTACTCCAGACCAATTTGGATGAAGTAAACAATGTGGGTACGATCCACTCGTTTTTTGCGTGATTGCTTTTTAAGTTCCATACAAGTATTATAGCAAAAAGGGCATTTCTGGTCAACCGAAATCATGTACTACAAAAGTACTACTTTTTGGGGTCAAAAAGTAGTACTTTGGGTTACATTTTATGTACGATCCAAATAACGCAAAAACTTTTCCAAGTCGCCATACATGGCGTACATGATGGCCTGTTGACTGCCAAATATGATTAGTTTGGGAGTCTTACCCGCCTTGAGATAGTAGGGACAATCCAGTTTTCGGTTCAAGGTCATAAGCAAACTGGGACTCAACACTTTTGGAAAATCAAACTCGTACTGTTCAATGGACAAAAATCTAAAAGTATCATAGCCAGATATGCTCAATCTCAATCCACCATCGTCACGGTAATCTTGCCACCATGACTTTAGCGCCCATTCAAAACTAGGCCGGTCATCTGATGGCAGTTGATTCAATAACTGTTGGGTGAGTTGTTGCTTATTTTGCATCGGGGTATACTTGCGCCCCCTGCGTCAAGAGCACGACTGTGAACTTGTCGGTCTTGAATTGTGTGTTGAGTTTACGTGCCAAGTTTTTGGCATGCCCTGGATTTGAAAAACTAACTTTTTTGTACTTGGGTCCGGGATATTGGGTGAGCATGTTGGAGGTTTTCAAGTTGATAGGTTTGGTATCATAAAAAACTGCCCATACTCCTTCAGAGGCCAACACTTGTTCGGTCTTGTAAGTTGCTTTATCAGTGTGTTCAATCAACACATTTGGCTTGGGTCTCGACATGATTATCTCCGTAGTTTATTTATCTCAATAACTACGTGGTTTTGAAACTGCCACCACTCAATTCTACTGTGATTGATTCTTGTTTAGGTTGCGTGTTTTGAGTATGTAAGGTTTCTAATGTCAATAACAATTTTGTAATGTCGCTATGTAAGTCTTTGGCTTCACGCATGGTCATGATAAAATCACGTTGACCGCGTGATTCATGTGCTTTGATGCTGTCTACAAATCTATTGATGTGTAGACTCATGTCACAAACGGTTCCAGATTAGGTGGTGTCCATCCGGCTGGTTTAAGTACCTTGCCATCTTCACGTTTGCGTACCCGACCTGTTTGTTTGTCAATCTTGGCAAAGTTAGTTGACATAACTTCTTTCCATGCGCCTTCTGCATCGGCACCTAGGCTATGGATGGCACCGATAGTCACAACAAGGATATCAATCAGTGCGTCAAGATCATCCGTTTTGGTCTTGCTGGCCACCAATTCATCAAATTCTTCACTAATAAGATTGCAGTACAGTTGATATTGTGCTTCATTGAACTCCCCCACAGTCTGTTCGCAGGCTCGCATGAATTTTTCTTGATCACGAAACGGATTAGACACTTGCTTGTTCCTTGGTTTGAAATGGGCCTTGGTAAGCATAACGCTCCAAGGTGATAAGTTTGGGGTGTTGTATGGTTTTCCACTTGCGATGTTGCTTGACCCGGTACCAGCCGGCAGCGAACCACGACTTAGATTTGTCTTCTCTGGTAAACAGTGGCAATCGATGCTTGACGTCCCAAAGTGGATTGAACACATCACCTTCAACTTCGTGACCATATATTATGTTTGGTGGCAATGGAGTTACAGTTTCGGCTGGCTCGAATTGGATTTCAATTGCCTCTCGAGCCATCTTGATTGTTTTGTAACTTATTACACTATCAAGAATTTTTATAGTGCAGTTGCCGTTCTCTTTTAATTCGAGTTGGCCGATCTTGCGATCATCCTTCTTGAGAATCCAATATTGATTCTCTACTACCGGTTTGGCTAATATCATTCAGCACTCCTTTATAAGTTTCATTAAGCCAGCGACCGAACTGTTCGGCAGCATCGCTACATTTGATCAATTCATACTTGCCGCAGAATTGCATAAATCTCACACCCACTTGTCCCACGTCCTTGTGTGAAATCTGTTCGCATATGGCTGAGTCTACTGTGGCCTTGATGTCATTGGGTTGAGCAGTCAAGTCAATCAAGGTACAATTACGTTCATAATCATCTAACACACGGTGTTCCGCACCCTCATGGTCGGTCCAACGTTGCAACATTAGATTGTTCCAGGAATATCCGCGCTTGTCTCGGTCTCCAAAGGCCTCACGGAGACCAACTTTATTCTTTGTGCCTTTCTCACGTACTCCAGGATACGCACTGAATACGTTGTCTGAGGAGTCGCCACGCATACACTTCTCAAATAACAACCATTGTGGATCCGGGATCGTTTTTGGCTGTTTAGTTTTCTTATCATTGACACGGTTACCTTTAGCATCAAATATACCCTCGATGGTTAGTAATTCATCAGCAATGCCATTGTATTGCGTGACATTGGGTGCAAGCAGTTGCACAAAATCAGTGTCTGAACTTACGATGGTGTGTTCATCTTGGGGGTGTAAAGCAATCCAACGTGCTATGATATCATCTGCTTCGGCAGTGGCACATCGGATGACGCTACAATTGGTTTTCGTAGCCAAGTATTTAGTCAGTTCGTCATACGTTTCCCAAAACAGTTTGTCCTCTTCTGCTTCCTCTTCGGTCATCTTGCCCCGAGCCACAGCACGATTGGCCTTGTAAGGCTTGTAATAATCCTTGCGCCACGAGCGACCCTCTAATGCGAACACCACATGATCTGCTTCAAATCGCTTGGCCATCTTGTTCACTGCCATTAGTGTAACGTGTAGAGCAAAGCCCAATTTGGTCCAAGAGTCTGCGGCCCTAAATGCTCCGTGTCTAGCACGAAAGAACATGTTGGCAGTGTCAATCAGTACGTATTTCATTGTGTGCAATCAAGTTGTTATCGTTGATGTATTGTAGCACATGTTTGGCCCAAAGTCTATGACTTTTTGCATCAAAATGGTAACTTGCCGCATTTGCATAGGTTCCACCGTTGTTTTTTAGCCAATTATGATAGGATTCTTCCCGAATATACGGGTGCATATAATTTTTGCCCCAATCGTGGTGATTGTAGATATCACTAAAGGTGCTGTGTCCGCTAAAGAACAAATGACGTACACCCAAGCCTTTGAGGTACTGGTGCATGGTCCAAATTTTGTCATGTGCTTCGGGAGTTTTAACCGACCAATTTATGTTTACAACATAATTTTTATAGCGGTCTTGTAAATCATCTGGAACGCTGTCTATTCCACTGGCATTAACTTGATACCAAGTACCTTTATGAAGCCACTCTTCTCTCTCCCAAGTAGTCCACTGTAGAATCATAAACGTATTGGCTAACATGTCACGATTGTTTTCAATCCACTCCATTGTGGTGCGA